GCATAACTTCTTCGTGATCTATGTCCTCTCCATAAGCTCCTTGTATAATATCTTCCATAAAAGATGAGCCTATTATTTTGATTTCGTTATGTGGCTTTAAACTTACCACAGCTAACATATCATCAAGTTGTTTTTTAGTACCTGTAAATACAGAGCTTTGGTATCGGCTACTTGGTAAATCTGTAAAGTTCTCTCCTGTAATATGATGTCTTGCAACCTCTAAGAAAGTTCCATTATAATCAATATAATCTATTCTCCACTTAGCTCTTGTAGTATCGTAAAATTCAGGGTTACTTAGTTCTTCTGATCGTGCTGATTTTCTTCTGTATTCTTCCATATACCTATCAAACTCACTTATACTATCTCTTTCTTTTTGTAAGTCTTTTAATTTATTTATAGAATCGTTTAACATTTTATTAATATTTTTCATTTCTTTTAGTTTTAATTATTATACAACAAATATATATAATTATTTTTATAAAGTTATAAAATATTTAATAAAGTTTATTAACAAGAAATTGTTAATATCATAGTTCCATAAGGAGATTTATGGGTAATTTACCATTGTTTAAGACTACGCCACAACCAATAGCAGGTTTCTTTCCTGCCTTAGCGTATGCAAAGCTGTATTCTGAAAAGTTTATACCTGCTCCAATTTGCATACCAAATACTCTAAAGTTCTGTCCTACATAATGCTCACAATAAGCCTGAGTATGTAGATGTCCTTGTACTGTATTCATCATATCTGCCCTACATTTAGTCCTTGCAGTACCTCCCTCTCCGTGTAAATACTGCACTCCATCTTTAACATATCTTTCTACAAAATTCCAATTAGGAACTTCTAATACCTCTTTGTAACTCTTGATCCATTTACTTGGTATTGATGAGGTTTGTGCTTTACGCATTACCATTCTATCGTGGTTTCCTATAATTACTGTTGTTTTTACTCCAGAAAACGCTTTATACCATCTTGATATTCTTTCTATAGCTAATTCTAATTCATCAGCTCCACCCATTCCATCTGCGTTTGTTTCGTGATAGCTAGAATAATGATTATCTATAATATCTCCAATAAATACCACTTCTGTGCAATCAAATTGCTCATATTTAGATACACAAAATTCTAAGTATTTATCTAAGCAGAAAGGCTCGTGTAAATCTCCTATTACTAAAACATTATTTACTACACCACCCTCAGAAACTCTCATCTCCTGTATTAAGTCGTGTTCTGTTTTAGTTAATCTAAGTCTATAGTCTTTTTTGATAATTTATTTTTTAAGTTTCTCCACCGATCTACCACCAAAGTATGCTCCAATAATAGTTATTAAAACTAATTGTAGTAAATCTGTCCATTTTTCCTCTACTTGAAATTTAATGCTACCACTATCTATGAATACAAGTAGCATAGTACAGGCAATAGTAAATACTAATACAAGTGGGCGTACATTTTTAGACAACCAACTATCGCTGTTCATATCTGCTTTCCATCTTTCGCTTACATTCTTCTCTACTTCTACCTGATGATTTACCATTAATTCTTTAATCTTTCTTTTAGCTTCTAATTTTTCTTCTTTAGATGTGCTTAGATTGTCTAATACACCCCCTACAGATTCTACTAGCTTATCTGCTCCACCCCCAAAAATTGTTTGTAGTATTTTCATAATCCTCTTTCTATTGTATGGTATTTATATTTTGTTCTTCCGTTTTCTTTATATGCTTCAAGCAAACTCTTTCTGTTGTGTTCGTGGTTATAACTTATATGAATCCAACTAAACTCAAACTCATTAATCATTTGGTCAAATGGTAATCCTAACTCTATAACCTTATCCCAAATAGCCTTATTGTCCATTACCCCATCTACTCTAAATTGTAAATCTGCTGCCTGTCCTTTACAATGCTGGCTTCGTTTAGAGCCTTTTATGAGCTTATTTAGGCTTTCTGAACGATAACCACTTGTGATTCTAATTGGTTTATTTAAACCCTCTCTAAGTGGCTGTAGAACGAACTTAACTAATAGTTGTATATTTCGTATGTGTTCAGCGTTTGGGGAATTGTCTATATCATTTCTAATTGCTGTTACACTTTTAGTAAATTCTTGTAGTGTAAAGTTCTTTGATAAAATCATTATCTAAATTTAGAGATTATAATGCTGTCTATTACAGCTTGAATTTCTTGTTTATCAACATCTAACTGAAACATTAGATTACCTTTAAATCGTTTTATTTCTTCTGTTTTGTTGAAAACTATTATCGTGGGTAATACTTTAATCTTGTAAGATTCTGCTAAGTCAGGATTGTCCTCTATACATACTCTGTACTTCCTACAGTCTTTAAGACTGCTTAAGAAATAGCATTTGTTACTGTCGTTCCAATCTGCCCAAAACTCAACTACTATAGGCTCTGTGGACATTTGAGCCTCTTTGAGTTCAGCTTTGTTAATAAGCGATTGGCTAAAACATTGAATAGGTACTACCCACAATAATATGTAAAAAAGGTATCTCATTTAAGTTCATATACTCTCTCCTCTATCTTCTCAACCTGCGTTTCTATTTTATCTAATTTCTCTGCATTACCCATCACAGTAGTACTGATAAGCTCCAATTTTAAATCTAATTCCTGTCTTGTTATTTCAGGATCAGGAATCTCTACTTTAGGTAGTTCCTTTGCTGCTTCTATTTCCATACTAAGTGAATAATACATACCAATAAAACTCGCAACTATTGCTATAATAGCTCCAATAGATTTTATGGAAAGTATAAACTTGCTATTTTCTGATACCTCTGTAGCCATAGTTTAACACTTTTTACAGTTATTGTCAGCAATACCTTGTCCAATAATTAGTGCTACTGTAGTGATTACTAAAGTATTCATTTTAGTATCGCTAATTCCAAAACTGTCAGAAAATAATATTAACATAACAGTTACAAAACCATACCAAAATTTTCTTGATTTAATAAATTTTAAGATTAATTCTTTCATTTTTTATTTTATTTTAAAGTTAATTTTTCCATTCTCTATATATACATTTTCTCTTTTGTATATCTCCTTTCCATTTAAATTATATATTTTATTTTCGTTTTTCGTTTTTTGCAGTAGCTCTAAAATACCTGTATTTCCACAAGGTAATCCTGTAGCACAGTCAATATATTCAGTAACATATAAAGTGTCTATAATAGGGATTTCTACATATACAGTATCGCAAGGCACATAGTCATATACAGCACAATCTTCTAAAGTTGTGGGTACTGCATCTGCCTCATCTGATCCATCTACACAGTCTAACCAACCATCGTTAAGATAATAGAGATTATTATAGCCATTAGGTACACAGCCAAGTGGAGAATAAACAGTCCAATTAGCTTCATCATTACCACAATAGAATCCGTTTTGCTCAACACATAATTCACAATTCGTTTGACTAAATCCATAACTACATATAAATACAAATAACAAAAATAATTTTCTCATACTAAAATATTAAATAATTAAACCCAAATTTGAACTCCTGTATAGGTTTTTCCCAATACTCTAAATAAGTTCCCTCTACAAATACACCTAAATTCTTTGTAATTCTCCAACCTGCTACCAATCCAAAATCAACATCAGTAGAAACGCCCTCATAATCGTAAGAATAATCATCTAAGCCATAGTGAAAAGGCATCACATTTAGCCAGGAATGAATCCAATATTTATCACTATAGTAATAATAAGCTGTTCCAATAACCACAGAAAGCTCTGTAACGCTTCCTAATGAGCTTAATTGCTCTCGGTTATACTGAGCTATAGCAGAGCCAAAATAATGCTTAAAAAACTCATCATTTGAAGTTGCTATTAATTCTCCATCATTAAACCAATGATGACTACCCATTACAAATTGAGTTGAATAGCCAAAATCTTCTGCTAATTCTTGAAAAGCACTCTCTCCACTTACCCAAAAATCCTCAATAGGAGTTATACCATAGACAGGGTGGTTTCTTCCAACAGCTCCAATAGTAAAATCAAAAGCTCCTTTATTCACTCTAAACCTTGTGTCAAAAGATATATACTCTAAATCTCTACTCTCATCATTTTTTGCTTGTATTTTAGTAACACATTTATTGCCTAAGTATCTGAGCCAAAAATCTCTATTAGTGTATGTTTCACTACGATTACGAATAAAAGAATAATTAAACAAATACTCCCAACCATTATTATTACCAATGGTAGTATTATCTCCAACGCTTTTTTCATTACCATAATACCAAGTTGTAAGTTTTTGCTCATAATTGAATCTTGCAATTTTTCTGATTCCGAGTGTAAAGTTGTAGTCATAAGGATTGATTTGTGTTGTTTCTTCATAACCTTTATTAACAGCTATGTAATCTTGATCCTCTACCATACTTGTATTAATACTTCCTGATGAATAAAAAGTAGCGTATTTAAAGAACTGAGCTTTACAAGTTCCTGCTCCTAGAATAAAAACTATTATTAAAAAATATATATGTGTATGATTTATCTTCATTATAAAGTTATTATTTGATATGTTATATAAATATCAGCACTCCAACCGCCATTAAAAGTACCATCACTCCATATATATAAAGGTAGGTTATCTATTGAGGCAGAAGATGCTCCTGTACCAGAAGCTAAAGGAGTAGCCTGTATATAAGTATTTACTCCTGATGTTATTGAGGACATTATCCTACTAAACTTTGTCCAATATCTTGAAGTTTGGTTATTTTGATAGCCTATTATTAAACTTTTATTAGATGTATCTTGTGCCGTAGCATAAGTACATACTGCAGTTATGCTTATAGGTATTATCCCTTTCCCACTACCAGGAGCTCCTACAAGCGTTTGAAATTCTCCTGCTGATCCATTGTCATCTAAAGCAATAATCTGAGCATTAGACAAAGAGATTTTGTCTGTTTGTATTATGTGTTGTGATTTTACCTTTTTACTTGTTCCTGCTGAGGAAGAACTTGTATCTGACACATCTACCACCATTAAGAAATCTCCTGATGCAAGATTACTTCCTAACGCTGACTTGTCGGTTAACTTTTGATTCGCCATAACTATCTAAATATTTTTTTAGTTTTTGTTCGTTATTTTTCCTTTGTTTTTTCTTTTGTTTTGTTAACATATATCAACTATTGTTATATCTGCTCCTTGTATAAATGATTTTACTTTATTACTTACAGGAGCAACATCAAGGTTTAAACCTGCATAGTAGTTCTGAGTAGTAGGAGTTAAATCAGCTCCTGTATTTGTACTATACTCAGGAAAACTACTTGTATTGTTTCTTATGTATTCTATGAGGCGTTCTCTGTAGAACTCAGCTTGATCCATACTTGCATTAATTAAAGGCTTTAGTTCTTCGTGAGATACGCTACTGCCTTGCTCACTATTCATTGTTACTACAGAATTATTTACCATTCTTAGTCTAAGGAATGGTAGTACAGTAGCGAAGCTATATTGTACAAGGCTCGGTTGAATGTAAGTTTGTAAAAGTGTTAAATATGCCCCTGATAAACTACTACCTTGTATATCAGATATTAATTTGTCATTTAAATCAGTTCCAAGCACAGGTAATATGTACCTATCCTGAGCCATTAGTATATAAGGTAGTAATAAGTTGTCATCAACGCTACCACCCAACGCTGTGTCTTTCTTGATTCTATCTGTGCTTATAAATAATGTGTGTTGTATTGCCATATTTTAATTTATTTTACTCCTGGATAATGTCCTTGATTCGGCATATTTACAGGAGCTATTTTACTATCTTCTATTCCTTTAGGTTTTCTAACATAGCTTTTAGGTATGCTACTTACTTTTGTGTAATCATCATCTAAACTTTGCCCATCTTTTAACTCAGTTCCTTTTTTAAGTCTATATAATACTTCATTCCATTTATGTCTGCAATAAACACCACCTTTAAACTTAAATAAATCATAAGGTCTACCCTTATGCCCTAATTGTCTATTTACGCCATCTCTACTTGCTATATCTATATCCTCTATTCTATAAACAAACCCTCCTCTGCTTAATCTCATCATATTCTCACAAAATGGTCTTGACTTATTACCTGTCTTTTTAGGCTTTCTTGATCCTACTGCATACTTAAATCGTACTCTATAATAAGACTTGTCTAAATAACTAAATTTATCCTCATTACTTTTAATTTCATTTACTGCAAAGTCCTCTCTTTTTTGTATTAATCTATCTGCCCATTCTTCATAGCTATCTCCTGTTCCCTGCTCTCTTTCATCTACAACTTCCCATTCTTCCTCATTTATTTGCTCTCCCTCTAAGTTGTTTAATATAATATCAAATTGATCATCAGAAAGCTCTGTTAATTCTTCTACATTTTCTATTTCCTTAACTTTTCTTTTAGCCCAATCAAAACCTCCTTGTCCTCCCCAAAGTAACCAAGCTATTTTACCTGCACTTGGATAACCCTTATCTCCTTTTTTAAAACCCTCTCCATTTTTTATTGATTCTTCCTGTCTGCTAAAAAAAGAGTACATTCTTTTAATAGTTTTAATAGATAGATTTTTTCCGTTCATTATATCCCTTGCTCTTGCTACACCAACCTCAGTACCACCTCTACCATACTCTTTTCGCAATTCAAGTCCTTTCTTAGCCTCTCTCATCATTTGTTTTGTTGGCTTTCTATCTATATCATCCAAAGACTTAAATTCTTTTTTAATTGGCTCTCCCTTATCCTCTGTATCTATTCCTTCTTTCTCTTGCTCATCTTCACTTACTTTAGCTACTGTTTCAATATCTATGAAATCAGCAGGTTTAAGCGATTTAAAGTATAAATCAAGGTTTATATCACAAATACTAAAAACAGCTTGTAAGCCCTCTAAAAGTGTGTTTTGGAAAGGTTTAATGACAGTATTGTTAAATAAACTGTAAGAATCTCTAAGCTCATCAGCATTATTACCAAAGCCACCACCATCTCCTTTTACTCCAAATAATAATGGGCTAGTAACTCTGTGTCCTGTTAAAACCTTTCTAGTAGTTTCTGTAGATAAGAATTGGTAGCTATCAGAATTGTCATTAGCATTGATAGGAACTATCTCAGGAGCTGTGTCTTTACCATCATTAAAAGTTATAAGAATCTTTCCTGCATTTCCTGATCCTCCAAACTTAGAATTTATCTGTCTTTCTATAGTTCTTCTTTCCTCTCTTGTAGGTACTCCGTTAGCGAAGTTTACAGCCATACTAGGAAACATACCTGATTTTATATTAGATAAGTGAAATTGAGCAATCTCCATATCTAACTGAATGTAAGAAGTAGAGCCTTGATAGTCAGGTAGCGAATAATAATAACTACCAGGAGAATAATCTTTGATACACAATACTTGACTTGCACTTGTTCTGTCCTTTTCATCAAACGCTTTATATGTTCTTGGTTTGTGCTTTCTAGTATTTGTCCAATCTGCTGAATAATAATACTCATTTACTCTACCATAACCATCAGTTTTTCCACTTCTTATATATTGTGCAGGTATGTGATACATCTCTACTATCTTAGTTCTAGGTTTGTTCCATATTACATTTACATAACACATTCCAAATAATTTTAGATCAAAAGCTAAACATTTTAATAAATCTTTTTGCGAATGTCCAAGTAAAGATGTAAGTCTTAGCCATTGTGCTTTGTGTTCTTCACTATCTTGTTTATCAGTAGCATCTAATCCCTCTCCATAAATCATAGCTGAAACGCCTTTAATAATAGCATTGTTGATACTACTACCATTGTATAATTCAAGTAGATATTGAGGGTACATATTATCTGTACCGAATTGAATCCAATCTTTACTTGCTGTTTCAGTAACAGCAGGTAGATTAAACTCTGCTAAATGTATTACTGATATTTCTGTGTTATTTTTCTTTTTCATTAGTTGGTATAATTAGGAGTCCAAGTTTGTACGCCATATTGAGCATCTCTATTATCTACTGAAGCTGAAGCAGGTTTACCTAAAGTAGTCATCTCAACCTCAGTCAAATCATTTGTTGTATAAGGGTTATAAGAAACAAAAGCAGGATTTAAATAACTTGCCCAACTAGATGAGTTTGTGACTATATCCCTATTCTCATCAGTACAAAGTAAAACAGGTTTTATTTCAGGTATTAAAGTTACATCAGAATCATCAGTATCTATTTCAAGCGAAGTAGAGTAATAAACCTTAATGTCGTATATGTCTTTTGTAGGCAATACTACATTACCTGTGTATTTATTACCTGATATATCCATAGTTTGTGTGCCTGTCCATTTAGGCATATAAACAGTACAACCAAATTTAACATATCTATCATTACTTTCGTATACAGGGCTTGAAAAGTCTGCATTTGTAGGTCGTGCTATAATTGATCGCTGATAGTTATTATTTCTTCCTGTAAATTTTAACACAATCCAAAAAGTAGAAGATGGTAAATCTACATAAGCATTTAGGTTTTCATAAAACCATAAATAGTTTTGTGTAAAAGGGAATAATACGAAATCTGCTTTATACATTATCTTTCCATAGTTTATCTTGATACTCTCTTATTACTTCTAATTTTTCTTCTTGTGTTGTAGCCTTGTCAAATTTCTCATTGTACTCAGCAAACATTTCAAAATCAGGTACTTTAGTCTGTGTACTCATTATAAGAATCTGTTTCTATTTTAACTTCTTTTTTTTTCTTTTTTGGTTTAGGAGTATCTTGTTCAAAATACTTCTCTTTTACTTCATCACTTAAATTATTTATTTGATGAGGCTTTAATTGTCCATAAGCCAAGTTCATATTTATTGGTTTATAATCTTTGTATTGTTCTTTTACTTTCCAAGCCATAATATTTGTCTTTTAATAGTATATATAAATATAATTAATTCGTTTACAAATGTAAGTTTTGTAAAAAAAACTTTATACTATTTAGTTAATTATAAAATTTATTTAATAAAAAAGGGCTATCCTTAGATAACCCTATTTTAATTGAGTAACGATTTATTAATACTATCCTGTAGTAATAGTCAAGGCAGCCTCATCAGTCAATCCATCAAATGGATATTTAGCTGTTCCTGGTCCTGCAGTTGCATTAATCCAAATCATTGGGTCTTTTTCTTCTGCCCTTAGTTCTAAAGTATATCCTGACATATCACCTTTTGCAGCTCCTGTTACAGCCGTACCACCTGAAATATCACACCCATTATCCATACCTAATAAGAATAAATTATCATTATTATCAAGTACAAATATTTGTGCACGATTATAAGAGATTAACTTTAACTCGTTTGTTTGTGTTACATTTAATTTCTGTAGTGTAAGAGACAAAGTTTGCTCAAAAAAAGTAGTTCCTGTTGCAGGATCACTATTAATATTAACAGTCATTGAAGATAGATTTGGGCGTAAGTCATACTGAAATACAGTTACAGCTCCACCATCTTGAATATCCCAACTTGCAAAACCTGCTGTGTCCATAACTAAAGCATCTGTACCATCAAAAGTAGCTTTAGCTCTAATATCAGAACAATAAGACTTTACAAAAAATATTCTCTTTAAGCCTCCAATCTGATCTTTACAATCAACTGCTAAACCTTTTGTTAAATTACAAGCCATTTTATATAAGTTTTATATTGTTTATAAAAAGGGGGTATATTTCAACCCCCATTAATTAATTAACTACTAGCTCCAAACTGAAGTTGCAAATACTCCATCTGTTGGTACTGCAGTTTGTACACCCATAGCAAAGTTCATAACAACTCTTACATTATCTGAGCCATCATACTGATATGTAGGAATCAAAGATACTTCTGTGTAGTCTGTAGCTAAGTTAGTACCTACTACTAAGTTCTCAGGATAAGTAGCTATAATAGTGTCATTAAACATACCTGGACAAACATAGATAGGGAATCCCATATAAGTCAATCCTGTAAATGTACCTGCAGCTCCGACTTGTTGGTAAGTAGTTTCAGCAGCTAATTTTTGAGCATATATAGCGTAAGTTTTTTGATTCATATAAAATCCAAAACCTGGTTTACTTAACATACCTGAAGCGTTAGCTACAACAGAATTATAAACTGCTCCTAAGTCAGTTAATATATCAACAGTAGAAATAGCTCCATCTAAATCAACTTCAAAGAAATCTTTACAAGCTGAAGCATCTGCTCCTGTTTCATCTAAAGTACCATCATTTGATTGGAAACCTGTTCCAAATATAGCTGAGCCTTTCCACATTGAGTTCTCTAAAGATTCTCCAACTTTAGCTGCAATAGAAGCTAATAAGAAATCTGAGAAAGTTCCTGGTAGGTTTCCGTTTCTATCCATATTTTCTCCAATCCAAGTAGGGAATACTGTACCTCTACATATTTCCTCATTTACTTTTAAGTCAGTAAGAGTAAGAACTTGCTCTGTAAGAGAAGTATCATTACTTGATGAGAATGAACAACCTGCAGCAACTACAGGATCATTAATACCTAGATTAGTAATTCTTGCTGATTTATTTAGTCCATCTATTATTCTAACATAACCCTTTGCAATAGTGTCAGGACTCTTAACTGCTGCAGTTACATAAGGTAATGCTAATTTACCAGCATACGAAGTGTACGCTGAAACATCAATATCAAACTGATATTCTTTGCTTAAATTATATTTATTCGCCATTTTTTTATTTTTAAAATTATTTATTATTAATGTAATATGCAGTTCTTTCTTTAACTGACATCTTTGCTAAATCAGCTTTTTCTGACTTAGTTTGTTCAGGATTGTGAGTAAAACCCTCAGCTCCTGGTTGTTCTTCCATTTCTGATAACTTAGTTTTTAAGTGTTCTATTTCTTCTACTAAGCTAGTAACCATATCTTTAGACATTTCTACTTTTTCTTCTTCAGAAACTTCTTCTTCAACTGTTTCTTCATTTTCTACAGACATATTTTCTTTATCTGCTTTTAAATCAGCTACAGCATCTTCAAGATTTTTAATTCTCTTTTCCATACCTGCCCAATCAGCAACATCTGCTTCTTCTTGCATTTCTTCTACTTCTTCTGATGCTTCCACATCCTCAGCTTCTTTTTCTTCTCCCATATCTAAGATTTTACCATTGTCATCAATAGTAAGTTTAGCTCCATCTTCCATAGTATATGATCCTGCTGATAAAGGACTTGCCTCGCCATCATCATTTACTACAAAGACTTCAGAGCCAATCATAAATTGCTCATCTTCGGTAGCTACAACCCTCCCATCATCTAGTTTCATCTCTGCATACATTTTAACTTCCTTAGATTCTTTGTTATCAATAGACAACAAAGTTTTGATTTTTTCTAACGTGTCTTTCATTGTAATAGATTTTTATAAGTATATATAATTAATTTAATATTTGTTTACAGGCTACCTTTTTACAGTACCACTTTTAATAGCTGAACAGATTTTAGCAGCAGATTTTTCTCCATACTTTTTTTTCATATCAGCGATACATTGTTTCCAAGGATATTTTGCTAACGCCCTTTTCGTAATGTATTCTTTCATTAGCTCAAATTGGTCTTTCTCATCCTGAGCTATAATCATTCTAATTCTATCTAACAAATCCTCATCACTTAATCTGTCTTCTTTTGTGTATATCTTTTTTCTTTTATATTTTCTTTTTTTCATTTCAGTAGCATCTGAATGTTTTTCACAAGCCATATATCTAATTACTCCCTCTACTTCGTGTTCGTGATAACCCTCGCAATTCTTAAATAACTTAGCGTATGCCTCAGCTTCTTCTTTAGTAGCAAACAATGGCTCTCCATCTAAAGCTCCTACAACAGCTATTTTATTTTCTATATCTTTATATGCTCTCTTTTTAGAAGCCTCTATTAATTTATCTGTAAAGTACCCCTCTATGCTAAATCCTTTTACTTCTTTATTCTTTACTTTATCCCATACTTCATCATTATTAACTTTCATTTTTACAAACCAAGTTCCAAGAGGCATATTTTCAAATCCAAATTGTGATGATTTATCAAATTTTTCATCTTCTTTAATCCAGCTCTCTACAACGCTTAAACCCTCAATTGGTACTTTGTGTTCATACGTTGCGTTATTGTTTCTTAAACTACTCATAAATAGCTCCTGAGCTTGTTTAATAGTTTCTTTACTAAAGTATACTATGTATTCTTCGTTTAATTCTTGATCGTATCTAGGTATTTCTTTTTCAGGAATAAGTACAGCTCCTACAAGAGTTTTCTTTTCTTCATCTAATTTTGCTAAGGATAGGAAATTGTCTTTATTGAAAAAAACCCAATTTTCTTCTATCGCAGGAAATTCAACAAGACTTATAGCTTCAACGCCAAATCTTTCTGATTGTTCATCTATGATTAATTCTACTAATCTTTTTTTTATCTTTTTTTCAGCCATTGTAATAGTATATATTATTTGTTAATATTTTGTTTATAGGGTACTTTGTAAATCAAGCTCACTTTGTAAAGCCTGAGCATTACTAATATCTGTTTCTACAACATACGCTTGAACAGGGGGAACATCACTACCTGCATCTCCAAATGTTATTGCAGGAACATCTCCTGTCATATCTCCACCAACATCAGTAACAGTATCAGGCATAGAGCCTCCACCACCACCACCACCACCAGGTACTTTAGTCTTACTAATTTCTGCTAAGTTCTTTATACCTGTTGCTATAATTAAACCTGCTTGAGCAAAATTAAAAGGAAAAGGAACTTGAGCCATAGCCTTAGTTGCTCCCATATAAGTAGCCATAATAGTTTCAGCACTTGCAACAGCTTTAAAAGTAGCAGTACCCTCTTTAGCAAGATCCATACCCATTTGTAAAGTTTCTAATCCTGCTTGTCTTTCTAATTGTTTTTCTAATTCTTTTTCCTTTCTTATCTGAGCAATCCTATCTCTCATCATTTTAAATGCTTGTCTTTGCTCCCTTGTATTTATTTCGTTTATAGCATCAGCTTTTTCTTGTTCTAGTTTTTCAGTTGCCTCAGCATTACCCTGAGCTAAACCTATAAGTTTATCATATTTTTCTGTAGCTAATCTAATCTCTTTTTCTTGTGCTGTTTCAAAGTGTAAAAATAATTCATCATCTGCTTGATTTTGTAGAGTATCTTTAGTAGTAACCAAACTTTGTTCTAATTCTTCTATTTCTTTTGCATATCTTTCTTCTATTTCTATTCTTTTATTAGCAGAATTATTAATTATATTTTCTGATGCTTCTGCACTTTGTTCAGAAGTTGCTATTTGCTCCTCTGTTATAGCATTAATATTTTCACTTGTATCTACTAATTTTCTTTCTATATTATTTCTATAAACCTCTATCATTTCAAGCTGAGAATCAAATCTTCTTTGCATACCTTGTATTGAACCTTCTGTAAAATCATCATCAGTTTTCATATGACTGATAATAGCGTTTTGTTCCTCTTTCATTTTTTCAATAAAATTATCTACATCTTCTATGTTTTGAAGATTCATATTTTTCATTAAATTGTTAAAACGGTCAGCTTGATTTAATCTAGAATTTGCTTGTTCTGAAGCATTTTTAAAAGACATATTAAAAATTCTTTCATTATCTCTAAAAAGTTTTAGTTCTTCTTTAATTATTTTTTCATTTTGTTTTGCTATTTCTTTATCAGATTTACTTCTTTCCTCTATTTCATCTTTATATGCTTGTGTCTGTTCTTTTTGAGTAGTTATATTAGCTTTAGCGTTTTTAACACTTGCATCAAGGGTATCTAACTCTGCTTTCATTTGCTCTTTTTTCTGCTTTATAAGTTCTGCATTTGCTTCTTCTGCATTTTCAAATTGTGTATTTAAATCTTTATTTGCTTTTTTCTTTACTTTTATATCTTCATTCTGCAAATCAATTAACTCTTGTAGCATTTTAGCTTCTTCCTGTAATTGTTGCTCCCTAATCTTTGCATTTTCTTCTTGCTGTGTTTTTCTTTCTCTTTCTAATGAATTTAGATTTACTAACTGCTCTGATCTTTGTCCTGTTATTCTTTCATCTATTTCAGCTAATTTTGTTTTAGCATCTAACAAAGCAACTTGTAAATCTACATTATCTTTATTTCTTGCTAATTCTATTTCTGCAAGATTTAAACTTTCTATAGCTATACTTCTTTCGTGCTGTAATTGTTCTTCTAATACTTTGCCTAATTCGTGGTTTGCATCTATTCTTTGTTGAATACTTAAACTTTCATCATCTCTAATTTGCCGCATTAACTCAGCTTCTTGTTGATACTGTAACTGCAATAACCCTAATTCAGCCTCTAATAATCTTACTTCATTTCTTTGTTTTACTAAAGCCTCTGACATATCTTCTGTTCCTGATATAGTACTCAAAGTTGCTCCAAGTAAATTTGCTAAACCATCTACTAAAAAAGCAATAGTGTCTGCAACAGCAATTAAGATAGGCTCTAACGCTAAAAATATTTTATTCATAGCGTCCATAAACTTCTGATTCTTTTGTAGCTGTTCTACTAACTTAGCAAATAAAGTTACTATCAACCCTATACCTGCTGCTTTCATAGCAGTACCCATAATCTTAAAGCCTTTACCTGCTAACTGTCCTGCTCCACCAATTCCTTTTAACCCCTCATCAACATTTTTTAAATCTTTTGCAGCTTTACCTGTTTTAACATTTAATTCTATATCTATTTTCTTTTTAGCCATAATCTTTTAAATTGTTTTTTTAATTTATTAAAGTCTGTAGTATATTCTTCTTGTCCATAAACAAAATCAAATTCCTTTTCAGGTAGTTCGTGTTTAGTAACTATTTTTAATACTCCTGGTATTATACCCCCTAATGTTTTAATATCTTTTAATTCCATTCTAATCTATTTATGTCTTGGAACAATATACCATCTCCATTTTGATATATTGCTAAATTCCTAAATTGTGAGCTGTCTTGTGGTATAGGCTGTAGTAATATCTTTACTTTAGCTACCCACCCTATTTGTTGCTCTCCTGATACTTGTATTGTTGGAGTCCATAAGTCATTATTAAATGTTGTAAATCCTGCTGTGGGAGTAGGAAAGCCACTATCTGCATTAGACTTAGTTAATATACCACCTGCTGTTCCTATTGCTGAGTTTGTTCCTTGTATATTTTTTAATAAAGTTGTATAATTATAATAACCAACCTTGCTAACATTTGCAGGAGTATCTGTATCTATTTGTACTGTTCCTATTAACTCTATTTCAATACTACCCATAGTGTTAGGGGGTATAGCTAAAGTTTTACGATCAATACCATTTACTAAAAAATTAGCAACAGTATTATCATAAGTATTTGCATACATATAGAATGTGCTTGACTGTACTGAGCCATAACCTCTATTTAGTATTGTGTTTTCAGTAGAGCCAATTACAGGCATAGGTAAAGGTATTTGGTTGTTACCAAAACCAATAGATTCAACATTACTAAAACCCACTACTGCATCAGTATTTCCTGTATCTTGTGGATTTGTAGGATTATTTAAATTATGATAACAAGTACCAACCCCTGTAGTATTATTTGTTTGTTCAAAAGTCCAGGAACTATCTATATCTTCACAACAAGCATTTGTTACAGTTACTGAGCCACCTGTTGGATTTTCAGGATCAACAAATGTTATTGTTCCATTCTCATTAAATTCATAAGGCATTACATCACATTCATAAGCTAGTTTAGATATTACTTTAATCAGCTTGACTTTAGTAGTTTCTTTACCACCTACAACATAATTGTCTATACTCAAAACTCTCCATAATGTATTTTTTATATAAATAGTATCAGCAAAATTAAAATCAAATATATCTTGCTCATTTAAATTTAAATTGCACTCCATTATCCTTGCTTCATCACTATATATCTCATTTATATAACTTGCCCAATAATCATAATAAAATCCGTGCAAACTTACTGTATTCCCAAATACAGGCGTTGTATATCCTGTAGAGAAAAATGGATTATAGTAATCCCAACTTACAATCTTTGTGGAAGATGTTATTGCAGTTAAAGAATCTAAATTATATTGAGTACATAAAGGAAAGGTGTTACCTGTGCTATAAGCCTCAGTATTACCAAGTGTGGTTAATACTCCTGAGTATATTCTAAAGTCATAAGCAACATCTAATCCATCAGTTCCTGATATTGATATAGGAGTACCGCTATAATAAAATAACTTAGGTTTACCACCATCAATAGGTTTTCTTGTTTGATCGTTTTCCTGTATTTCAAATATACTTGCTACAGCTACTTGTGATTCTGTTCCATTACCTCCCATTAATCCATTAGCTATAAAGGGAGAGTATATACTAAAATTAGTAAAGTCTTTTTGAGCAAAATCATTTCTATTAAAATTTAATCTACTACCCCAAACAGCGTTCCATTTTTTTATGTAGCTATTATTAAAATAATCCTTATCCTCTAAGTCAGTAAATTTTAATTGCTTACTTTGTATCTCATTAGTAGATTTAACTACTTGCTCTTTAGATATATCTAGTTTATCTGTCCAATATCTTGTTACACCTGTATCTATAAAGTCCTGATAAGGCTCTACTAATAGCATTTTAGGGTTGTCTTTATCTACCTGTACTATTAAGTTAAATCTATTTACCAAGTCTTTTACAAAGTCAGCTTGTGTTATATCAGGCATATTCTCCGCCATTACAATCTCAGCATTTACATTACCATTGGTATAAGCTGATTCTCCTAAATTTAAACTCTGTATACTTGCTGAATTTAAAGTAGATGTAGCGGTATTTGCTCCTACTATATCATAGCTATTTACAAAAAATTGAAATTGCCAGGTTTGACTAACTCCAACAGGGAGTAGTGTATTATAAGTATATTGGTAGTTGTTTTGAGTAGCTATCTGTGAATCATAGTCTTGGTTTACTATTGTAAAATATTGATCCTGCGACTCCCATCTTGAGGATATATTCCAAGTATCTATAGTATTACCACCTGAGTCTTGGGTAGCAAAACTTATATCCATTGTTATAGATATATACATATAATCAGTAGGTAAAACATTAGGAGTATCAGGGTTATAGGTAATTGTAAAAGTATTATCTGTTCCTGTACTCCACAGTCCACTTGGATCATATACAACTGTATTCCAATTAGGAGCATCTAAGTAATATCCTCCTGCATCATTAGATACTATATCTTGTGAATTACAAGTATATCTAAAATCACCAAATACTTTAGTTCTTACCTTTGAAAATTGAGGAGATAAAGTCATAAATAATCTACTAAACCATTGAGTATCTGTAACAGGAGTTCCTGCTGTATCATCTAATCCAAAAAAACTACTCTTAATACTATACCCTGCCTTTTGAATTATCATATATAGTAGCTTCTGTATTCTTATTGCAGGTTTTAAATCTCCTACTCTTACAGCTCCTAACATACTTAAAGTGTCATTAAAAGTTGTAGATTCACTTGTAATCGCTTCTATAGTGTTAGGAGAGAAAAACATAGCCTCAGAGGTAGGCATTTGGGTGTGTCCATAATCTATAACAGGATACATTACATCATTAGTAGTAGTTGATTCTACTGTGGTTAGTCCTGTAGTCCAACTTGTAACTACATTTTGTGCTGTGTTAAAATGATCTAACTGTCTATCTACTACGCCATCAGCATTTATAAATGTATCTCTTAATTTTTTATTCTTAATATCAGCAAAGAAATTAGCAGTATCTCCAAATACCACAACCTCATAAATTCTTGCATTTAAATAAATTGCTTTAAGTTGTATATATCCCTCTAATTGAGGAATGGTATCTACTAATATTACCGCCTTAAATTTAGTCTTAGTATTATAAACCAAAGTGTCTAAATTAACATCAAACCAATTCTCAAAAAATGTATTGTTTCTATTAGTGAATGGGAGTTTTATTTTTTGACTAAAATTAGACTTTCTTTGATCAGGCTCTTTTATGTCTAACCAATTATAGTTGATTCTAATATTAGGAACTTTATCTAAGTCTAATTCAAAAGCGGTATCAGTTGTTGCTCCTGATGTATCTTTTCTATATACTACTAATCTCGTGTCCATTAGCTATTTGTTCTTACTTTATTAGCGTATTCTAAATTAACTGTATATTGTATTTTGATCTTGTTATTTACACTTGTTTTTTTAGTGTATTTTTTATCTGTTATTACTACAGGATATACCACATTATCATCTGCTAATATTTGTACATTAGTAGATGTAAATAGTTCTTCTAACCAAACCCCCTCATCAGGATTAAGCCAATCACTATTTATAGTTAGTTTTCTTGTAGCTTCAGTATATAAAGTCTTTTTACCTCTATCCCAATTATTGTAAGTAAATGTAGCACTATCCCAAGTACCAGGAACGCTACCTGCATCACTTCTTGTTATGTCTACGCTTTCTGTTGATTTGCCTCTAAAGTTCATATAATCCCAAGCTCCTAATCTATTACGCCAAGCAAGTCTAACATTATCATATCTTGTACAACTTTGATGTCTATCATCCACACCTGTTCTTGTAGCCCCATATCTATAGAAATAATATTTATCTGTTTCTTGGTTTCCTGAGCCATCTGCTCCATAGATAACATAATACGCCCAATCTGCAAATTCACTAGGTTGATTGTCAGGCTCATCTACTTGATTTTCTAAGTTAGCTGTACCGCAACCAAAATATAACAAACTATTTTTAACATCATCAGCGGTAGCTTTACCACCACTACCTGTATCATTAGTAAAGTATTTAGTTGATCCTATTTGCCCTCCTGCGCTATTGTAATATTCAATAGCCATCTTTACTAAAGCATCTCCATCAGTAACCAATCCTTTATTTATAAAAGCTATTGTTAGCTCATCTACATTATCTGCTGCTGTGCTACTACCTCTAACAAATTGAACTCTCGGAGCATTAGTTAAAAACTTCTTTGTAGCTCCACTAGGTATATAGTTTGTTAAAGGATTGTTACTACTAGATGGACTTGTTATAATGTAATCTAACCCACCTACATTTGTTCCTGTATCTGTATAAGGAGTAGATGCAGGAATAGAGTATATTATTGTATTAGCTAAGGTTAATGTTTCTTCAGGAGCAGCGGTAGCAGATGAAGCCTTTTCATAACCACCTACTAATTTAACACCTACTACTTGGCTTGTATTTTGTGAATAAGAATTACTTGTATCTGATATGCCTATAGAATGAATACTACCTGCTATTGCTTCTTGATTTCCTACATTTTTTTCCTGTGTTTCTAAATAGCTTCTAACTATTTTATGAACATCTACTATTCCTACATCTGCACTATTTTTATGTATTTTTATTTTAGCTCTTTCTACCCAAGTAGAAGCATCTGTTGTACTAATATATACTTGTGCTATATATCTAAATTTATCTGCATTATATATAGCAGGGCTATCTTCTTTTAATACAAACACCATAGGGCTATTTGCTCCTGCTAATTGATTTGGTTTCTGTTCTATTGTATACGCCATTTCTTAAAAGTTTAAATCTTCTTCTTTTATTTTTATTGTATTTGGTAATTTACCCACTAACTTCTCTAAGTCTAATCTAAAGGCTTCTGTAAGTTCGTTAGGAAGCGTTCTAAGGGCTTTATTCACAGGCTTACTATAAAACATTGTCCTTTCTAATCCACGCCTTTTTATACTATATCCTATTCCCCAAGCAGCACTATTTATATTGCTATCCCCTAAACTAACAGGCTTGTTCTTAATCCAACCTTTAATAGCATTAACCATATCTCCTCCAGGATTAGCATATTTAAATTTAAAAGGACTTGCTCCCCCTCTTGCATTTCCACTACCTTTAAAACCACCCACGCCAACAACACCTTGATCGACAAACTCCCAATAATCACTTGCTCTACCAAACTCAAAGCCAAAAGTAATTGTACTACTTGAGCTTTTCATTTTGTAGTGATAATCATTAAACAAAGTATTTGCCTGTGTTCTTTTGCTCTTTTGATTTAATATCTTTCTACCCTCTTTAATAACATTAGAACCAAAACTTGTTAAGGCTTTCTCTAAGTGTTTAACTTCTCCTCTTACATATTTACCATCAGGACTCCTTAATTTTAATCTTACAGCCATTATGTATTAGGATTATTATCTGATGGCTCTATAGGAGCATTACAGAGGTTATTAGCGTTGTTTACTTGTATTGACATTGATGTACTCCAACCTGTAAGAATATTAGCAAATCTTGCAGTAAATGGCTCTGTACTTATTGGTAGCTCTAAAACAGCTTCATCAGGTACATAGCTAAACTTCTTACCACTATCTCCACCTGATGTTTGTAAAGCTAAGTTCTGTCTAAATTCAGCAACTACATCTTGTGTTGTTTGTAGCGTATTAGTCCATACTGCATTTCTGTTTGTTAAATCTTCTTTAAGCACATCTAAAACAAAAATCGTAAATGAGTATGTTAATACTCCCATATCAATAGTAGCTGTACCTGGCTCACAGTAAAGTATTGGAAAGTCAGCCTGATCTAATTTGTTTATATCTACTTCATCTAAGAATCCTGAATGAAAGGAGTTTATTAAATAATGATTAGTAGCTATATTGCTAAAATCATCTATTATGTTTTTTAATGTTACCATAATTATTATTCTTTACACTTTCTTTATCTTGTTGGTAACATAAGTAGGTTAATACTAAATAAAACTCTAATTCTGTTACTTTCTTTATTTTTAATATATCATTATTTGCTAAAGCAAATACAACATTATACCAACCCCACTTACCCTCTAGCGTTTTACCCTCAATCTTTGCCTCTCCTTTCTCAAATATCTGACTGAAGCGATTGGTAGTTTTCTCCCTAAACGAAAAAAAAAACTCAATGCTGACATTGAGGGAAGTATTGGGAAGTCTAAAAAGGATTCCTCTATTTCTTCATTTGGACTATAAGGCTCTATCTTATATCTTGTACTACTCTCTTTTTCAATAGGGCGATATAATATGCTCATTATCTTATGTATGTTCTTATGAGCTTCCTTACAATATTCTTCAATATCAATATACTCTCCCATTGTTATCTCACTAAGGTTAGGAATAAATCCATACTTCTTTCCATTCCATTCTACTTTCTTTTGTAGCCGATCTGTGTTTGGTAGTGATGACATTAAGAATCTTAACTCTTTAGCTATTTTGTTTATATCCTTAACCTCCATTCTTTCCAACATCTCTCTTTCAATATCGCAAATAATACAAATCACTTGTATATTAAACTCTTGCTCCCCTAACTTTTTTTTCCTTTTCTTTAACCTTTCAAACTTGTTATACATCTTGATACTTATGTCATTCCAAGTAGTGGGTATTTCAATGCTTACTTTTTCTTTTCCCATTTTAATAGTATATATATTTAGTTAATAATCGTTTATAATATGTAATATTGTCCACTATAGTTAGTCATTAGCTTATTTAAAGCAACATATCTAACAGCATCTATAATGTGATCCTTTTGGTTAGTAGCAGGTTTATTTACTATATGTCCATTCTTATCCGTAAGCCATTTATAGTATTTAAATTCGTTTAATGTGTTTGTACTATTCTTAGTTATATGTAGTTTAAAACGCCTTAAAACATCTATACCCATATTAATAGAGTCTGCTCCTTTCTTAGCTCCTTTGATATTAAAGTTTTGTCTATGTAGTTCTTCTATTGATTTAGGCTCTGCACTATCTGCTATTATTTCTGTTTGTCTTGTTATATTTAGTTCTCTTAGCTTCTGTGCTATATCTTGGTTTGTTAATCCTTTACTATATATTAGTTCATTAATATACAAATCATCATTTAATTTATATACTTCTGCTATTGCTGTAGGATCATTACTATATCCAAAGTCCATTCCTATTGCAACTAACTGAGCTTCAGTAGGTACATTATTAGCTATCTCAAATTGCCTGAATATAGTTTCTGTAGGTTGAGCCATATCCCCAAGTCCGTATATCTTCCAATAGTTACTATCTAACTCCCTAAGTCTTTCTATCTCTTTTATTGTTTCATCAGGTAAAAAAGGATTATCTAAATATGTTGATTTAATAAAGGTACAATCTTCTCTATTCATTACATTATCATAAATCCAACTATAAGGATCAGATGGGTTAAAGTCTAAATATATATTCTCTGTAGTTCTTAAACTGAGCTGAATCCAATCCTCAAATCTAAACTCATTAGCCTCATTAAGCCATAGTATATGCCTTTTCCTACCTCTAATTTTCTGAGGCATATCAACGCTAATGAACTCTATCTCATTGTTGTTTAGCTTATAAGTTAGTTCTGATTTATTATGGTTATCAGGATTATATAAATTATGTTCTTCTAAGATATTAAAGAAATCTCTATATGCAGTACCTTTCAAAGCAGGTAGTGTTTTCCTACATATTGTATATACCTTACCCTGTTCCTGTAGAGCTTTAAGGATTATTAACTGTGCTAAAGAATAAGTCTTACTACTTCTAGTACCCCCTTGATTTACAACGATTCTAGTGGTCGCATTAAGATTCTTCTGTAGAACTACTGTTCCCTGTAGGTTTAACGATCTCAATTTCTATCTTATTTATTTTTTCTTCGTTAGAAGTAAGGTTTATATTTTGCTTTTGTATATACCCTCTTTTATGCCCTTTATGTTGTAGATAGAATATAATACTCTTTTCCTTTAGGTTTTGTATATTCTTAAATAGTTGACTTTCAACAAAGTCTAATTTAACGCTATCTATCTCATCTACTTTCTTTCTAAATTCTTCATCTTCTTTATACCATTTATAGAAACTACTTCTACTTATATTTGCTTTACTACAAGCTGTAGATACTATTCCTAATGAGTTCTCTAAACTCTCTATTAACATTTTTTTCTTTATGTGTTCTTTTTTGCTCATTTTATTAAATTTATTTTATAGTTACTTTATATCCCTTGCCTTTTAAATCTTCATATAATTCATTAGCTAATACTGCATCATCTTCTTTTACTGTTATTGTTATTGGCTTATCTTCATCTATTTTGTCTATATTGAATCCAAGCTCTATGTCTTTAAACCCCCATTCCTTTAAATCTACTACATCAAAATTACTTAGCAAATCCATATCCCATTCTCCACCATTTTTATTTAGCCTTACATTTAATTCTCTTTCATCTTCTTGGCTTAGGTTTACACTTACTGTAGGCACTTTCTCAGCTCCTAAATCTCTTAGTATTCTGAGCCTTTGATGTCCACCTACTACTACATTCTGCCTATCAGGATTGATGTTTATTATAATAGGGTCTACACAACCGAACTTCTCCATAGATGCTTTTAAATCTTCGTGTTGCTTATTACTAATCTGTCTTGGATTGTACTCAGCAGGATTAAGACTGTTTATCTCTATCAATGTAATTTTCATATAAGTATTTTTTAATGTTTTCTAAATGTTGTATTCTACAATAGATGTTAAATTGTTTATCACTCTCTGCTCTATTATGACAATCTCTGCAAAGGCAAATTAAGTTCTCTACAAAGTCCATACATTTTGAGCCTCCTAATTTTCTAGCTTGAATATGATGGATGTCTTGTCCTGGACTTCCGCACATTTCACAAGCAATATAATCGCTTTCATCTAAGTAAAAGAATGTCATATATACTTTAGTATGGTTTCTCATCTA